TACTTTCTTTCTTCCATGTGATTATTCCACCTTTAAATCTTCAGTGCATGTTGATTGCAGCCAGTGCAACAGGCAGCCATCGCAATCCAAACCAAGCACATTGCCACCATCTTTGCACAAATCGCAAAATGTCACCGAATAGTCAATGTCTCCTAACTCTATTCGCTTCAAAAATTCCATCAGCTCTTCGTCCGCCATGTTCCTAATTCGGTCAGAGTTTGTCATCTATCTCCTCCTCTAAATCCTCAATTTCCTGCAATATTGCCTTGCAGGCATCGTCCCATCCTTTAGCGTAATCGTCGCTTCCGTCACAGCCAGACAGGCCTTTGATTATTTCGGCCAGATAGTGGCTCTGCCTGTCCAGTTTTTTATGATCCATTGTTCATCATCTCCCATACCATCTTGTCATAGTCATAGCCGTGTTCCTCCAGATTGTGGAACCGATTCGCCGCCTTTTTTGCCCCGGATTGCTTCGGCCTACGCGCCTGAAGAATAAGCGTCTCAAACTTTTCCCGCAGCTTTTTGGTACTGCGGATATTGGTCTGCCAAAACGGATCCTGGATGGCAAATTGCAATGCCTCCTGTATATCCGCTTCGCTCCTGCCGTCAAGCCGCTTCATCCGCTCCACGTGGACACACCACTCGCTCTTTTCCGCCGCTGTCGCTGGGACCTTTGCACCCGGGAATTGACGCAGACAAGACTGCACCAGGGCATTGACGCATTGCATCTCAAACGATTCTTCGGTAAACGATGTTGGCCCGGCCTTTCGGCGCGGAGTGTCAACGATGTCTTTTATTTCTTTCCTTTTTTCTTTCTTTCCTTCTTCTATTGTTGTCGGTTGCCTGTCATCTGCCTGTCGCTTGCCTGTCGCTTGCCTGTCGTTTTGTGTGTCGGTTGACTGATAGCAATTGTAGTTTTTTATTGTAAATACAGTAAATTTACTATGACTTCTGCCTGACACTTCGCCCGTCATTTTTAGATGCTCTAAGGCAGTTCTTGCCTTACGTTCTGTCAACCCTGTTTCTTCAGCCAATTTTGGAATGGAAGAAATAAAGGAGCCACGCGGAACCTCTATCCCCTGGAATCTCCCGGGCCTCCAGTTTGCTTTTAGAAGCATGTGCAGGAACAACCGGCAGGTATTGATATCGCTGTACCACTCCCAGTCCAAAATCTTTCGGTCGATTTTTATGTAGCTCCCCACTTAATCACCGCCCATCCGGCCGAACATACTAACCTGCCCAGGCACTTCCTTGCTCCTCATACCTCCAGCAAATCTCCTGGCGCCTCGCTGTGACATTCGGATACTCTTGATCCGCTTGTCCTGTTTCGCCGCCCATCCGGCTGCTTCCTGGCGCCCTTCCGGTGTTGTTGGAGGCAGATAATAGCCCCGGCCGTCATCCTGCGTGAGGATAGGATATTCCCGCCTCAAGGCTTCAATCGCCCGCCTCAGGCTGCGGTCTCCGCACCGGAGTTTTTGGCACAGTTCCCGACGTGTCTGGGCGTTCTCACGGCCGATTCCCAGGGCATTATAGACGCTGTATGTAAATAGTTCAAACTCGTTAATCTTCCTCGCCTCCCCTCCGGAGGATACGGGCAGCCTCAGTCTGGCCGCCCGTTACACTTAAGTGGCACTGTACCGTGATATACTAACCATAAGTGCATGAAAGTTAATAGTTACTATGTAAAGCCTTTCGGCGCTACATCTAATTCTTCGATCTCCACCTCAATCCGCGGCATTTCTGCATAAAAAAAATCATGTGTCGTGTTTTTTACGAACTGTGGGGAGTCATTCTGTATCACACCGCATCGAATCAGACTGTCTTCAATGACTTTATCTGCGAAAGAAAATATGTTCATCACATCTCGTTTCTGGCCTTTTAAAGGCTCGTAGAAACGATAGTGAAGAATCACAGGTTTATTGGTCTGAAATCGCTTTAAACCTAACCGAATGGCGTTGCAGGCAATCATGGAATACTCTTTCTTCATCCGTCCGCCTGCTTTCGGGTTTGTCCCAAGCTGATGGATATAATCATTCAGGGACGGGAATGTCTTGTCTCCGTAATAGGCCCCCTTGATTACAAATTTCATAAGTAGCTTTCTCCATACCGTTTCCGGAACTGTTCTCTGGTTCCTATCTGCGCTTCATAAACGGCTTGTCCCAACATTTTCGATAGTTTTTCGGCCATAGGATTTCCGTGTATTTTTCGGATATTCTCATTCATCCGATGGCATCCCTGGCAGATAGGAGCTTTCAGTCCGTCTTCCTCCGACAATTCCCGACGGCCCTGTCCAAATACCAGATGATGTTCTTCCGTCGCTGGTCGGCCGCAGACGAAACAAATCTTTGTATACTTAGTCACAACTGTCTGACTCATGCTCACACCTCCGTCAATAGCTGTGTATAATGAATTGGCGCCTTAAGCACTTTTGTATGTTTGCAGTAATCACACTGTTCACATCGGATCGGTTCAATCTCTCCTGACTTTAAGGCCAGGATTTTAGGTATATTCTGCTCCACTTCATACAGCTTCTCTTTCAGATGGTTATCATCAATGTGGATTATCTCGATATCCGTTTCCTTTTCCTTGCTGGCCGCTGCGATATAAAACGGCAGGAGATTGCCGGTATTCTGCCGGACCACTTCCTGATACACCGCGCCCTGCAGGTCATATCCCCAATACTGGATAAAGTCCATATATCCGGCATCACGCACCCAGAATGTATCCCGGATGGATTTCATCACCTTCAGGTCCACGATGCAGCAATCCGGCAGATAGCTGTCAATCTTAATCTTCCATTTTGCCCCAAACAGCTCTCCGGTCATGATTACCTGTTTCATGCCTGACATGTATTTCATAAAATATTCATCCCGTTCAATCCGGTTGATGATTTCCTCTGCTTTTCGATATTCTGCTTTCAAAGCCCCTTGCTTTGTAAAAATCTCCGGGTTCTGGGCCTGGAACAGATTTAATGTTCCTTCAAAGTGAGAGTCCACATAGGAGCCTACCAGAAGGGATGTTGTCTTCTCCTGCTCCCACTCCCTGTTCAGTTTCGCCATTGCCTCCGCTTCACAAGGGATTTTCCCCAGGCTGCCGCAGAATGATTTATACTGGCTGACCGATAAATACTCCCTGTCTGCCTCTGGGCTAAAATAATTCTCTGCTGTCAATATCATTTAAACGGCCCCTCCTCTCCTTCTGGCGGGTAAAACGGGTCTACCGCGGCAGGCTTCTCTGATGGTTGTATATCTGCAATCTCCCCTTCTACCCGGCATCCCATCAGGCTGTTTGGAATATATACCCTGGCGAAGAATGCGCTGGCCCGATAAGCCAGCATCAGTTCCGGCATAGTCTGCCATTTAGAAGTTTCGTTCCCGTATTTGTCCTTCTTAGAAAACCATCCTTCGGCCTTCGCGATGCCGATTGTCACTTCCGGACCGTTGACGATCTCGCCAGTCTCTCTGCGTACTGCCTGTATGTAGCATCCCCAGCTATTGGTTCCCTTTTCACCTGTATAAATCGGCCGCACGTTTTGATACTCTGGGTTTGCCTTTATCAGAGACATGCAGGCTTGTCCACTCCAGGACGGCTTCCCCTTTACCACATACAGGTTCTGCATAACAAACATTGGGCTTACCTGCATCCGGTTTGCCATATCAATTGCGATCATGCAGTCCTCTGGCTTGTTCTGGTAGGATGCCGGAATAATGCTGGTTTTTGAAAATGCCTCAGCAACTTTCATCAGGGCATTAAAATTCAACTCTGAGCCAAAGGGATTCGATAGCGCAGTAGTTTCTTCCATGTTCATGATTTCATCCATAACGTCCCTCCTATAATTCCACAACCGTCAGTTCCGGATCATCCGTAGTTCTGGTTGCGATAAACTGCAGCCCTTTCTCCTGGCACTTCCGGTACAATTCCTTCCTCATGGCCGTGGATAGCTTCTCGACTCCATCAATCAGGATAATCTGAAGACCGTTCGGCTTCTGGATAGCCACATCAATGCACAAATCCAATTTTTCGCCATCGGACAGATTGCTGATCGGCAGGCCGTGAATCAGAGGAATTCCATTTTCTACGGTCAGTCCCTGAATCGGTATTGTTGCCTTCTCCAGAATCTCTCCCGGAAGTCTTCTGGCCTTTTCAATCTTTTCTGTCAGGCTCCGGGACTCCCCGAGCATCTGCTCCACTTCGTTCTGCAGCGTTTCCATGCGATGGTACTCATTCAGGTGGCCCTTCATTTCTTCTGCATAGGAGGCTCTTTCCTCTAACTCCAGCGTGCTTCGAAGAGACATTCCGGCATATTCCTCGTACTCTGCTACCTCTGCATCATAACGGGCCACATTCGCCTTATAGGTTTGTTCTGCCAGAGCAATCTTGTCCTGCTTTTTATCTCCCAGTCCAGACAGTTCTTTTTTTAAAGACCGTATCTGTTCTTCCAATCCGACAATCTGTTCTTTTAAGCCGGTTTCCTTCCGGCTGTATTCCCGGTCAATGGATGCCAGTTCAATTTCCCGGTCCGCCTGATACTTTCGCACCTTATTGTCCCGGTTCTCCAGCAGCCGCTTTGCTTTTTCGATTGTATCGTTCGATTTCCGGATGCGCTCAATTTCCCGGTACAGTTCCCCGACGTTCTCACTTTCCCACCGTTCTGCTTCATATCCTGCCGGGATCGTATCGGCGATATCCTCAATAAATGCTCTCTTATTCCGGATATCCCGGTTAATATCCTGCCGTTCGCGAAAATATGCTCCGCTTTCCGACTGGACATCATTCAAAACGGAGAGAATGTTCTGGTCGTAAGATACCCAGCTTGGAATTTCTCCGAACCACTCCCGGATGGTATTCATGTCCCAGGCATACTCAATCATGTCCAGGATAATCGCGTTCTGCTCTTTTTCGGACTTCTCCATAAATTCAACCGGTGATAGCTGCAAAGGAGAAAAAATATCCCGCAGGAAGGTCTCTGGACTTCCCACTTCATGGCCGTCCTTTTTTACGCTCTTGTAATCCGCCTGCGCTGTCCTGGGCTTTCGGTCAATCCGTATGCCGTTGTCCGTCTCTATCAGGATTTCACCTTCCTCGGCTCCTTTTTTGATGATATACCGACGGTCCGACTTATTCGTCAGGGCGTACCGGATGGCATCAATTACCGATGTCTTTCCAGTTCCATTCTTTCCTGACAGCTCAACCGACGTTCCGTCTGCTTCATACTCTGTGATTCCATATAAGTTACGGATCTTAATTTTTTTAATTTTCATTGATTTCCTCCCACAAATCCCTTATACTAAAGGCATAAAATAATTTACTTATTTACTTGAACCTGCACAGTTGCCGCTGTCAGGTTCTTTTTCTTTCTCGGAGCCAGCTTACCAGTGTAAGGATTTACACCTATGGCGGTGCCAGCTCTGTTTGTTCCGTTTCTTCGTCTGCTCATTCTGTCCTCCCTACATCCATCCGGCCGCCCGCAGGAACACCCCGGCCGCAATAATCCATCCGTATGTCATCCACACCATCATGCTGGTCATCCGCTCTACCTGCTTGTTTGCTTCTGCCTCTCGTGCCTGCTTGACAGCCGCGGGTCCATCGTTATAATGTTTGTGCATTGGTATCACCTCCTTTACATAATGGTCTTGCGCTGTTCCTCTGGTACACCTAAAGCCTCGCATAGTAGCCATAAATCTTCCAGTTTAAAAAGGCCTGGATCCATTTTTCGCTTTTCAAACGTCCTTAGTGGCATATGGATTGCCTTCGCGATTCCGGCATTGGTCATATTTCTGCGTGCCTTATGTTCGCCGATAATTGCTCGGACATTCTCTACTCGCTGGCGGGTGTAAGCAGCATAGGCGGCCGCTTTTTGTTTGTCTGTCATGTTCTCACGCTCCTTTCTTATCTTGTCTTTTTCTTCCCTTCGTCTTATACTGTATTTACAGGCGCTGCAACGCCGAATACGAAAGAAAGGAATATTCATTATGCTCAATTATTCTGAAATGACCGAAGCCCTACGCGACTGCCATATGGCAGACTGGAAGTACGAAAAAATCATAGAAGAAATTCAAGACTTTGAAAAAGGCTTAGATGATGAACATGAAATTGCTATAAAGCTTGCCTCTTTTGGTTCTTCTATCACAATGGTTGTCACCTCTATCGGATATCAAAATCCCGATATGCTGTATTTTTACGGATTTATCAATGGAAATAATGCTCAATTAATCCAACATATAAGTCAACTGAATTTTCTTCTTACTTCGGTAGAGCGAGAAGATAAAACTAAACCCGTTCGGCGGATTGGCTTTCGTGCCCCTGACGACGCGGACGAATCGATTTAGTCGTCTGCTTGAGCAACCGCTCTGTAATAGCGTCAATAATTTCTTGTGGCTGGCGTTGAACTTGCATTTCAAGGTCAGCCACTCTTTTTTCAAGAGCGCGCCACTTCTTCTTAGAAATCCACACTACGTTCACCCTCCTTTCTCTTCTACTCATCATTTACCTTCTCCCCTGACTGTGCTGGGGGGTAAAAGTTTATCTTCGGCTCTTTTCTTTTTGTCCATTGCCTTGATTTTCACAGCCTCCTGACCTATACTGTACTTACAGGCGTTGCACCGCCGAGTACATAAGAAAGGAGAGCTATCATGTTTAAATCAACCAAAGAATTTGATTCCGCTATGAAAGACATCTTGGTTCAAATTCGCGACGGTATCGCTGTTAACTCTTTATCTTCTTCTATAGATGAAGGTGATTTTAATGCAGCTCTTGCAGAGTGCGTTGATCGGAGATATCTGAGCGGCTTATCATACCAGCGCACGATGGATGGCAAACCACATTTTTCTCTGACTGATGTTCGTGTTACTTATTCTGGCTTGACATTCATCGAGTCTCATTAAGCAGGAATCTTATTCTATGTGGACTAGAGTGCTTGACAAAACCATATCCTTTACTATACCAAGCACTCTTTCCATATCATTAACTGTAGCATGATGTCTTTCCAACACCTTAACAACTTCCTTGGCGCACGATAAAGCCTCAAATGCTTTCTTTTCTTCCATCCTCTCTCGCCTCCTTTTCCCATTGACATATTGTTTTACTCCCATCCCTGTGATAAAATCTCCCTATCAGCAGTGACGTGCTGAAATACGAAAGAAAGCCTGCTAATAAAAAGTCAAGCACTTTTTGAAAATTTTTGTGAAGTGATTTTATGGCACAACTCTAAGAC